CTTGTGTCTGTTTCTTTCTTTGATTTATACCAACCTGAGGTGACACCATGAGCATTCTTGAAGACCACGGCAGACGTGTTTTTGTGTTGGAAGTTGGTGGCCTTTCCACAAGGTATGTGTCTGATGATGTAGACATTTCCACAACCAACCTTGATGTCAACTTGACCACGGGTGTACCTTACTCGAATGTTCAAGGCATTGTTGCAGTTGGTGCATATCAAGCGACCATTGACCCTGCCGGCGGTATTGCAGACTATGCACCGGTTTCAATCACGCTTTCAAGTGAACGCTTAAGAGGATCTTTATCAGATCCACATGTTGTGTTTGGAAGATGTGGACCACGTGCAACAGATGTGACCAAGGCGCAAATCTCCACTGACATCTTTCATGGTGACAGCACTAAGACAATCACAGTGGATCAAGATTTCACTTCCTTGTCCTTTCCACAGGTCATGCACATTGGTGCAGAGAGTGTTAGAGTCAGTGCAGCAACATCAACCACACTGACCATTTCTAACCGTGGTGTTGGACGTACTCCTATTCAAACGCACACTTCATCATTGGGTGGCACAAATATTCCTGAAATCTTCACAGAGATTGTGAACTTTAGAGGTCGTAAAGCTTCATTGTTCATGGGTCAAAAAAGACCTGATGGTTCCATTGATGCAATGACAGAGATTGTGAACGGATTCATTGAAGAATCACCAAACGTGGAAACACTTGATGCAATCACTTTGTCCTTGGTTCCATTGACCGCATTGATTGACAATAAAGTTTCAGAGACTGCTTTAAAAACGCAGTTGTTGCAAGGGTATCACAACTTTGATGAATTACATGGATCCAAACTTGAATACATCATTATGACACAAGAGAGTGAACCATTCAGAATTGTTGGATCAACAGGTTCATCCACATTGACATACTTGAGTGAAGACTTACCAATTGACCATTCAACAACCTTTGACGCAAGCTTGCCACCGGCATCAAATGGAAATTACTACATCCATCCACGTTACCCTGAATTGATCAATAGTGACGGCCGTCTGTTTCCTCAAACAATGACAGCAACCACTTTGACATATGACAACACAGATGCAACATATAACAGTCTTGTGCCTTCATCCAATGCCACAAAGCGTGTTCGAGTGCGCACACCACGTGGTGAAATCAAATCATATAGATTGACATCAGGTGTTCAAAGATTTCCTGAAATCATCAACACAGTATTGCAAGCCAATCAAACAGGATCACCACAAGGTGCATTGGGTGCTTTCATCAATTGGAAAGTGTCAGATGATACATCTTTTATGATGAAGTCCTTGGTGAACAAAGAAACGGCAGAATCATACATATTCTTTTTCACAGGCAAACGTGCTTTGAAGTATCTTGAATATGTGTATGAATTGCCACCGCTTGCAATTTGGGATAATAACATTACAGGTATTTACACCACAGACAACATGGAAAGGTTGTATTATCCTTTTGACATTTGGGTGACTCCCTTTCCAACTGATCCAATTGTTCAACAAGGTGCAGTGGAAGAACCTTTTGAGAGTGCATCATGGGCATCCTTCAAAGGTGGAGATAGGAAAGACCAAAGCAAAAAGAATGACATCAGAGGCACTGCCCTTGCATATTATCAAAATGGTGAACCAACTATACTTGTGAAAGACAATTTAGGTTTACCAACTTCACCAAGTGCTGGTGTGTCCTTTGGTGTTGAGGTCATGTACTATGACAGAAGAGAAGACAGAGAAGCCACACAGACCTTTCCAATAACACACCAAAGCGTTGCCACATATAACAGTGCAAACATTGGTTTTCTATTGCACATTGAAGAACCATATGCAGATTCAAGGCGTAGGTCATTTGGAGATTGGCAAGGGTTCGAGCCTGCACAAATCTATTTAACTAACCGCATGACATTTCAAACGCCGGGTGAAGCTATCTTGAGATTGTTGCAATCAGGCGGCGGTTCAAGTGTCAATGGTGCGTTTGATCTGTCTTCACTTGGATTGAATATTGATCAATCAGAAATTGATATTAATTCATTCTTGCAATATGAATCCATTCCAAACATTATGATCAACCTTGACTTGAGGAGTGAGGGTGAGGATTTTAGGGGAGTTCTCACACCACTTCTTCAAGCCATGGGTGCAGTCTTGGTGATGAGGAGAAATGAAAACGGCAGGTGTAAGATTGCCTTGCAACCAATTGGACTTGATCAAGCAGCATCAAGTGCATTGACTATCAATTCAAATGATTGGCTTGCAGATGATCCACCAAGGTGGTCCACTTATGAAGATATAGTCACACAGATTGAAATCAATTTTGATTATGATGTGAATGAACAGAAATTAAGAACAAAGCGTGTGTTCAATAATCAAGAGGCTATCAATAGATACAACAATGAAACCAAGGGTATTGTCTTGGATTTATACGGTGTATCCACTGACCAAATTGGTGGAACCGGTGGTGACTCATTCTCTTTCTTCTTGCCTGTCATCACTCGAATATTCAACCTGCTTTCAAATCCCTTGCGTGTATGGAGTGGATCCATTGGAACGGGTCAAAGTGCCTTGATGGATGCAGGCCGTTACGCTTTGGTCAACTCTCCACTATTAAAGGCATATGGTCCTGATTATGGTGTGACTGATGGTGTTGGTTTTATCCGTTCCATACGTCAGGAACTAATGGGTGAAGGATGTGAGATTGAATTGATTCACACAGGATTGCTTGCAGCATCTTGGCATGATTCTGCATTAGTCACTGCAACACCAACCACAACCACGGTGACCATTGATCAAGATGCCTTTTCAAACTCCAATGCGCTTGGTGTGGATGTGAAGGATTCAAGTTTCTTCAAGGTGGATGATGTGGTTGATTATCTTCCACCGGGTGACCATGACAATGCGATCACAGGTTTGATCATTTCAAACATTGTGGACAATGGATCCACTGCAACCATTACCTTTACAACAACACATGGTATTTCAACTTTAAACGGCACACTTGAACCAACTGCATATGCATCTGCAACGGCAGGCCAACAAGTGGATGCCTATATTGCAAACGCATCAGGTGTCCTTGGCACGTCTGATGATGGAAAGGAATTTGTATGAGTCGCTATACAAAAGCACAACTTGAAGAAAAACTTGATATGCTCGAACAAGAAACAAGACGCTATAGACGTGCATTGAATCAAATCAATATTGATGTGCAAGTCAACAAAACAGTCAATGTGAACATTGAACGCAATGTGAATCCACATGAGCAAGTTCCATATGTCTTGAAGAATGCAGAATCTGAATGGTCTGATAACATCACAGAACCGGGTGAAGGTGGCAACTCTGACCGCATCACATACTACATCAAGAATAAGAATGCACTTGGTTGGACTTGGGAAAAAGATTATGTGAAAAATGGTCAGTATGCTTGGTGTGGTGCATTTGTTGCTGCCGTATACGGTCCAAAGGTGCGGTTCAATGTTCGTCAACAGATCTTCCCTAGTTGTTACAGATTGTATGACAATTGGTCAGAGACTTCACGCCATCAAGAGAAAGATTCAATCATGCCCGGTGACATTGTGGTTGTATACACATCTCAGGAACAGACACCATTTTATGGAAATCACATCACCATTGCACGCACTTCACCTGATAAAGAAGGAAACTTTCATACTATTGAAGGCAATGCAAAAGGCTATGGTCCTGAGCAAAACTGGCGTGAAGGTGTATCAAAGCGCACACGCAATGTGAATGATGTTGCACATGTTTACCGCTTACTTGATGAGGATTATGATGAGTAAGACAGAAGAGACAACAGAAGAGAAAGACAAGACTCTTCTGGACTTCTTTGGTGGACGAAAGGCTATGGCATTCTATTGCACCTTGCTTGTCCTGTTCATCCTTGCTTTAATAGGAAAAGCACATGCTGAAATCATCAGCGCAATTGATAGTTTATTCTTAATCTTTGCAGGGTCCAACGTGATCAAATCAAAGACACAATCAAATGAAGGAGAAACAAAAGATGCCGTTTCAAACAAATGATCCAATTAGTTCAGGTTCAATTAGAGGTGTGTTTAATGCATCATCAGTTAATAATACAGATTGGAATGACTTAGTATCATCTGATTTTGTTGATTCAACAACAGGGTCAGCATGTGCTGCAAGTTTGAAGTTTGCTTTCTTAGCAGTTGTCAACAAAGGTTCAAATCTGATGTATATCAAATATAGAGCAAGAACAGGCGCAGGTGATGCAATCACAAATGAATTACCTGTTGACTATTCATACAGTGATGACATTGCAACCATTGCACAAGAAGTCTCAACTATTGCATATAAAAAAGCATCAGGCAGTGACTCTGTGTACTTCATTGCAGGCTTTGTGAAATAAGAGGTGAAACATGAGTATTGATATAAGACCAAACCCAGCGAGTGCAGGCAGTGTCACCGGTGGCCTTGTTTACAAAGGTTCATATGATGCAGCCTTGCAAACTCCAAATCTTGTCAACTCTTTAAAGGGTGACTTTTATATTGTCAGTGACGCAGGTGCATTGGCAGGTGTGGCATTGAATATTGGTGATCACATTGTATTCAATCAAGATGCATCTTCACCCATTACAAGTGCCATGTTTGACGTGATTGACAACACTGATGCCGTGGCAAGTGTCAATGGGTTGACAGGAACTGTGGTACTTAATTTAAAAACAATCAATGATGTAAACGCTACATTGACACCAAGTGATTCCACTTTCTTGGTTGGTGATGGTTCTGAATGGATTGGTGAAAGTGGTGCCACGGCCCGCACATCACTTGGTCTTGGAAGTGCAGCAACAGAAGATGTTGGCACGGGTGCAAACAATGTGGTTCAACTTGATGGTTCATCACGTTTACCTGCCGTTGATGGTTCTCAACTGACCAACATTACTGCAACAGATGCCACCAAGCTTGCAATTGCTAACAACCTAAGTGATTTGAATAACGCAGGAACTGCAAGAACAAACTTAGGTTTGGGAAGTGCAGCAACTAAAGACACAGGCACGTCCAACGGCCAAGTGGTGCTTCTTGATGCTGTTGGATTGCCAGCGGTTGATGGTTCACAATTAACCAACATCACTGCAACAGATGCCACCAAACTTGCAATTGCTAACAACCTAAGTGATTTAAACAATGTAGGAACTGCAAGAACAAACTTAGGCTTGGGAACGTCTGCAACAGAAGATGTTGGCACGGGTGCCAATGACATTGTTCAACTTGATGGTTCATCACGCTTGCCGGCGGTTGATGGTTCACAATTGACTAATGTCACAGGAACAGATGCCACCAAGCTTGCAATTGCTAACAATCTCAGTGACTTGAATAATGCAGGAACGGCCCGCACTAATCTTGGTCTTGGAAGTGCAGCAACTAAAGACACAGGCACGTCTAACGGCCAAGTGGTGCTTCTTGATGCTGTTGGATTGCCTGCCGTTGATGGTTCACAGTTGACCAATGTCACAGGAACAGATGCTACCAAACTTGCAATTGCTAACAACCTAAGTGATTTAAACAATGCAGGAACGGCCCGCACCAATCTTGGTCTTGCCATTGGTTCTGATGTTCAAGCATTTGATGCACAACTTGCAGACGTTGCAGGACTTACACCGGCAGATGGTGCATTCATTGTTGGTGATGGTTCCAACTTTGTGACTGAAACCCTTGCCACGGCTCGAACCTCACTTGGTCTTGGAACAGTGGCCACCTTGGATGTTGGAACGGGTGCAAACAATGTGGTACAGTTGGATGGATCAAGCCGTTTACCCGCTGTTGATGGATCTTTGTTGACCAATGTAACTGCAACTGAAACAGACACTTTGAATGATGTGGTTGGACGTGGTGCAACCACATCAACACCAATCACAGTTGGTGACTTGAAGATCAACAGTGACGCAGCCGGCACATCAACAAGTGGATCAATTGCAACATTGGCATCAAATAACAATATTAAACTTGATCCACATGGAAGTGGTGTGCCTGAACTTGTTGGAAATGCCACACGTGGAAGTGGACAGCTTCAATTTAATTGTGAGCAAAACAGTCACGGCATCATTTTGAAAGGTCCACCGCATTCTGCCGGCGCATCATATACAATGATCTTGCCTGATTCACTTGGTAGCAATGGTCAAGTTTTATCTCTTCAAGATGCATCAACAGGTGAATTGACTTTTAGTACATCAGGTGCTGGTGATCTTCTTGCATCAAACAACTTAAGTGATTTAGACAATGCAGGAACTGCACGCACTAATCTTGGTCTTGCCATTGGCACCAATGTTCAAGCGTTTGATGCACAATTAACAGACATTGCAGGATTAACACCAACTGATTCACATATCATCATTGGTGATGGTTCCAACTTTGTAACTGAAAGTGGTGCCACGGCCCGCACATCACTTGGTCTTTCCATTGGGTCAGACGTTCAAGCATTTGATGCACAACTTGCAGACGTTGCAGGACTTACACCAAGTGACGGTGGTTTCATTGTTGGTGATGGTTCAAACTTTGTTTTGGAATCAGGTGCAACTGCTCGAACAAGTCTTGATCTTGGAACAGTGGCCACCTTGGACGTTGGAACAGGTGCAAACAATGTGGTTCAACTTGATGGTTCAAGCCGTTTACCTGCTGTTGATGGTTCACAATTGACGAACCTGCCAAGCGGTGGAGGATCAAGACCAACAGTCACAGCAATCACCGCAGCATCATACACAATTGGAACCACAGACAGTGCAATTGGTGCGAGTGAACTTGAACGTATTTATACCTGTTCTTCATCAGCTGCAACGGTCAATCTACCATCCTCAAGTGGTTTGACAGGATTCAAAGTACAGATTAAAAACTTGCTTTCATCAACAATCACAATTGATCCAAGCGGAGCTGAACAAATTGATTCAGGTGGCGCAGGCGTTGCAATTGAACTTACTGTTCAATATTCATCAGTCACACTTTGTTCAGACGGCACAGGATGGATCATCATATGACATATTTAAAAAGTCCATCTTCAATTTTAACAGAATTTAAAGTTGCTCTCGCATCATTGTCACTTGCTACGTATTCGACAGGGGCAACCTATAGCTTGGCTAATGCTACGGGTAATTTACCACTATCAATATCAAGTGGAGTGATCACGTTATCTGCCGGTAGGTATATGCTAGAAGCGTATCCGTACGTTGATGTAGTTGACCAAAATGATGAGGTGACTTTCATTTGGCAAGAAAATTCAAGCGGTTCTTTTGCAGACGTGGGATTACGTGGACAGGTGCAAGTATCAGGTGACAGTGTTGGAGAACGTGACGTTGCTCTTGCAACAATTGATTCTGAAAGTTCTGTTGATGTTAAATTAATAGTAAAAACATTGAGTAGTACAGGAACACCCACAGACGCAGGCGGCTGCATAGTTGTGTGGAAAGAGGAAATTTTATGACATATTCACCTACTAGGCACTCATTAGGATTTATTCAAGCTAGTGCAGTTAGTTCTATAACTGCAAGTGACGTGGTTTTTGATATTGCTAACGATATGAGTACAACAGTAAGCGCAGGCAAAACAGATTTAAAAGACAACTGTATTATAGTCATGAGATTGTCTAGAGACAATGATGGAGTCACTGCAAGATCCTCAGCTTATTATGCTAATGCAGGCTTAACAAATTTAAAGTACAGAGGTAGAATACCAAGTGAGACAGGAAACTATTTTCAAATTTCTGAAGATGCTTTTGATTATGCAGACAGCGCAGAGGCTACAGGATCAAATGAAGTTGGTGCAGGTGTAATTAGTTTCACAGATTACTCTCATGTAAGAATTTGGAGGCTTAACACATGACATATTTGGCAGATGCAAAAAAAGGAAAGTTAAGTGCTTTTATTTTAAACTTAACTACTAATCAAACAATTAGTTCAACTAGTTACGTTGATGTTAGTTTGTCGAGTGGTTACGCCACTGTAGTGAATCAGTTTTCTATTTCTTTATCTGTAAGCTTCACAAATAATCGTGTTACTTTACCAAGTGGAAAATATTTTTTAGATGCTAGGATGTCGTCTAAACGATCAGCCTTAGGAACTTGGGGCGTTGAGTATCAGTGGTTTGAATATGATGGAGTGAGCAAGAATGAAATAGGTTATGAAGGAAGAGAAGTTGGAGCAGTGGCCATTGGTGACCCTGCTAAAAATGAACACGCAAGGGCATACATTGAAAGTGATGGAACTCAACAAATTGGATTGTTTGTGAAAAAAATTGCAGGTAGTAATCCAGAAATTGAGGACACACAATATGCAACTTATGGAGGGCGGGGTCGTTGCATGATATGGAGAATTGAATAATGTTTAATATAAAACTAGATCTTGAACATGCAGACAAGATTATACAATCACCAATTGCCATTGCTGCTTTTTGTATTGCACTGTGTTGCATCAGTGTGCTTGTTGGCATGTCTTATGGATCCACATCAAAGCAAGATGTGTGTGGTGAAGAACTCGAACTTGTGGAAGTTCAGAAGCGTCAAATTATTTCACTTGAAGCTAAGCATGCCAAGTGTATTGCAGATGGTGAAACATCATGCATTGAACGTGAACAACGCATATGTAGAGAAGAGAAAGAATCAATCAAAAAGAATTGCAATACGTTGATTGACAGAGTGCTAAAAGGACAAAAGAAATGATTTACAATCTCATTTTGCCTGCAATCCTACAACTTGGTTTTGCAACAATCACGTTGGATGATGGCCATGAAATACGTTCAAAGTTTGTGCAGTCAGGAACCGTGGCACCATCAAGTGGTTTCATTGTATCCATTGGAGACATGGCAGACATTCAGAGTTCATTGCATGGCAACAGTTGCTTGATTCGAGTAAGTGAAATCAAGGACCGCTTTGAGCATGAAGTACAGGAACGTGTCCACCGTTGTGAAGAACGCATTGGTATATTTCAAAAGTCTCTTGACGAATCCAAACAATTGAATGAACATCTTAAACAGAAACTTGAACAAGAGAAAGACTACTCAAACAATCTTCTCATTGTTTCAGGTGCGGTGGTTGGTGTGCTAACAGCATCAACCGTGTATTTCAGTTTAAGATGAGGAATCAATGCAAAATGAATTAATGGGTGAAGTGGTATTTGCTTCACAGTACGCAAAAGAAAAAGAAGGTGGACGTGAATCATGGAGTGATGCGGTGGACCGTGTTGTTGACATGCACGTTGAAAAATATCCACAACTAGAAGATGAAATTAAAAGTGCTTTTGATTTGGTCAAGGACAAGCGGGTTGTACCTTCACAACGCTCAATGCAGTTTGGTGGCAAGGCAATCAAGCAGCGCAATATGCGGATATACAATTGCACTTATTCACCAGCAGACAGGCCAAGATTCTTTTCAGAAATGTTTTGGTTGTTGTTGTGTGGATGTGGTACGGGGTTCAGTGTCAAGCAAAGACACATTAAAGAACTGCCTCGAATCATAGGAGTTGAACAACATGCAAGACGCAAAGACATTTTGCACGTGGTGCAAGACTCCATTGAAGGGTGGTGTGAAGCTTTGCAAGCTTTGTTGGATTGTTACTTTCACTCTGACTATTTTGCACACTCCATTGATTATGAAGTTTACTTTGATTATCACCTCATCAGACCCAAGGGTTCACCTATTTCATCAGGTGGTATTGCACCCGGTCATAAACCACTTGAAGCATGCTTGAATGAAATCAGGCACATCTTGGTTTCACGCCTTGGAAAGCGTTTGAGGTCTGTTGATGTCTTTGACATGTGTATGTCTTTATCAGCTGCCGTTTTGTCAGGTGGTGTGCGCCGGTCAGCATCCATCTGTTTATTTGATGAAGATGATGAATTGATGCTTAATGCCAAGGTTGGTGATTGGTATTTACGTTGGCCAAATAGAGCGTATGCAAATATTAGTTCGACCGTTGTCACTGATGGTCAAGAGAACAAAGCAGATGTGAAACGGGCCGTTGATCTAAATTCAAATTGGGGTGAACCCGGTGTATTCTTTGCCAATGCACCTGACTTTGGAACAAACCCATGTTGTGAGATTGGCTTGTGGCCTTATTGGGTGCAATCTCCAAGTGGTGAAACTATTGATAAAATCCCTTTGGTGATGAGTAGAGATAAAGAACGGCTCGAACAAACAGGATGGACATTCAGAAGTGGGTGGAGTGTATGCAATCTCACAGAGATCAACATGCAAAAGAACCGCACCTTTGAAGAGTTTATTGAAGCTTGCAAAGTGGCATCATTCATTGGAACACTTCAAGCCGGTTATACAAACACGGGTTACCTTGGCTTGGTATCCAAACGCATCATTGAACAAGAAGCATTGATTGGTGTGAGTCTGACAGGCATGTATTCCAATTTCAGTGTTTCCTTCTCGCCTAAGATCCTTGAAGCGGGTGCCAAGGTTGTTGTTGATGAGAACTTGCGAGTGTCCAAACTGATTGGAATCAATTATGCATCACGCACAACATGCATCAAGCCAAGTGGCAACACATCCACTTTACTTGGTACAAGTGCCGGCATCCATCCATTTCATTCAAAGCGTTGGATCAGAACCATACGTTTGAGCAAGATCAATCCAGTATGGAAAGAGATCAAAGAAAAGTTGCCACACGTGATTGTTGATCAAGATGGTGACACAGGTATTGTACAATTTGCTTGTGAGATACCTGATTCAAAAGCATGGGTACGTGAAGAAGTGAATGCACAATATCACTTGGATCAAGTCAACTTAGTTCAGAAGCATTGGGTTTTGCCTGGGTCCATCAATACTCGCATTGAAGGATTGACACACAATGTTTCAAATACATGTTCAGTGAAAAACCATGAATGGCGTTTTGTTGCTGATTGGTTGTGGAAGATCAGACACACGGTCAAAGGTGTGGCCATGATGCCTGATGCGGGTGACTATATTTATGAGAATGCACCTTATCAAACAGTTCTAGACAATTCCCTTGGTCATGCAAAGTGGAAGATGTTAGCAGAAACTGATTGGTCTGTGATTGACCTCACATCAATTTCAGGTGGCAATGATGCACACTTGACCGGGGCATGTGATGGATTGAAGTGTGAAGTGCCTTCACTCGAACAAGGGTAAAGTTTGCATGATATCATCATACATGGCTTCATTGAACAGGTTTTCATCTTTGGTGATGGTATGAAGGATGTCTTCTTGTTCTTCTTCTGTGATCAGGTCCTTAGACAACAACTTTTGTGTGTAGTGTGCAAGTTCACTGAACCATGGTGAATATGACCACTTGATGACATTCACACAATATCCTGCAAGGTCACCATCACGTTTCTTTGCATAACAAGTTCCATACCAAGCATCAAACATTGCTGCCAATGCATCAGTATCAACATCCTTCAAGCCTTCTTTATTGAATCCTGATAGGCGTCCATTCTTTAGGATGACACGCAAGGGTGAAAACATCATTGGATAAAAGAACTTTCTAAAATGGAACTCATTCATTTCAGTGGGTGAAAGTCCATCAGAGTATTGTTCGAGTGCAAGCAATGCATCATCAACGTCAATATTTTCATCTTGCAGTTCTTGCAACACTGTGTTGATGCTTGTTAAATCACGCAATGCAAATGTTGGTTCTTGACTTGGCTTGAATGTGGTTTGTGTTGGTGCGGGTTGTGGTGCGGGTTGTCTTGCTGGTGGTTGACTTACTTTAGACTTTTTTTTTAAGTCATGTGGTATACGCTCGCCATTGGATGCATACAAGATACGGTCAACTTCATCTGAATCACTTAACATCTGTTCTGCAAGTTCATCAGGACTGTTTGCAGTTCCAACTACATCAGGAAAAGCAACCCGGCACAATGCAGTTGCTGCACGCTTTCCACACATGACAAGTGGCATTTCACGCCATACTTTGATTTTATTATTACCACGCATTTGACAGTCATGCATTGTGAACGTCCAAGTGTGAACAGGTGCGTCCATTCCATACTCTTTGGCAAAGGCAAGTTCATCAGAACGCATTGCAATATACCTGATGCCAACGGTGTGCGGGTTGACGTTGCCTTGATCATCATATTCAGGTGTCAGTGTTTCTGCCTTCATCATTGCACAAATCTTTTTGCCTGTGGTTGGATCCACAAAGCTGCGTACAATACCAACCATTGCGTCTGCATTGAGTGCAGGCTTGCCATGGATGCAGTATGTTTGAGACATGCAAGCAAGTACATTGTAATTAAAGAGGTGGCCAAAGGTCAGAAAGCATTTCACATTGTCATCATAGTCACGTTGACTGTTTGAAGCGTTCTTGATGATTTGGTCTTGTTGTTCAGTAAGCATATTGTTCTCCTTTATATGCAAGTGATTTATTGGTTGAGTGAACGTAGGTCAGAAACGGTTTTAAGAATTTGAGGGTTTGGAGATTTCACAACTGGTGTGTCTCCTCTGAGTTCATTGCAGTCAGATTGAAACTTGAGCATCAGGCAACATGCAAAGATGATCAAGATTAAGAATGCAAAAAGTTCATGTTGCTTGGTGCGTTGTAAGCGTTGATTGTAGTTCATTGTGTTTTCCTTAAAATCCAAAGTCAGTCAAGTGGTAATTGTTCGAGGTTAGTTTGTTAAGTGAATCACAAAGTTTGCTTGCTACTTTGTAGGACATTGGACGGTGGCCATTCAATACATACAAAAGATGTTCATAGCTGCAACCCATATCAGATGCCAATGTTTTCAAGTTCATTGACTTGGCTTTTAGGTCTTTTATGATTTGGTCTTTCATGTGTTCTCCTTTCATTTGATGAATTGATAAAAGCAGAAACTAACATTTATGTCAATAGTAAAATAACTTTTTTGTTAGTTTTTATTGAATTTAGTTTTGAATCATTATATAAGACAACTATGCAGAAAGGAGAACGCATGAAAGAATATGAACTAAGGCAATCAATTATGATGTCTGATTTGAAACCAATGGAAAAGCTGGTGATGCTTGCCATTTTAATGCGTGTTGATTGGTCAACATTCAGTGGTCAAGTTAGTGTCAACCAATTGATTGATCTGACAAACAGTACAAGACCAACCATCAAACGCACTGTTGCCAACCTAGTCAAGAAAGGTTGGATCACTCGAACATCAAGGCACATTGAACGCACCAAATCAACAGCTGCTTTTACAACCATTCAACTTGATAAGGTGAGTATCAAAACTGATACCGTATCAAATATGAACCGTATCAAAAATGATACCCCCACAGTATCAAATATGAACCCCCACAGTATCAAATCTGATACCCTTGATGGTATCAAAACTGATACCCATACAATAAGTAACAATATAAATACAGTTACTAACAATATGGAAGAACCTGAACCACATGGTAACTTGGAAGTGGATCAAAATAGCATTGAGGGGGGAGATGAATTTTGGTTATACCCTTCAAGCATAGAAGATCCTGTTGTCAGAAGAAGAACAGAACTATACATTCAAAGTCATCCAAATCTACCACACAGTGAAAGACAACGCTTGCTTTTTCCACAACTCTGTGTGCCAATTTGGTCCAATAATTTGGAGGTCACCAATGGATGAACAAAACATACATCTTGATAAATATCTGATAATTACAGAACAACAAAACAGATTCATGCTACATGGTTTAAATGATTGTATTGTTGGTTTAAATTCAGACATGAGACTTGTATACTCATATCAAAAGATGATTGAACATTTTATGAAAGAAATGAGTTATAAAAAGGCAGTTCAATGGATTGACTACAATATTTCATCTATAGAATCCTCTGAATCTTTTCAAATACTTTATGATTAAAAAACACATTCATGTCAAAGGAGAACGCATGAAATCAATCAAAGACGCATTCAAAGACTTTAATCTTGACACTTGGGCAAAGTCATTGAAAGCAACAGCAATTAAAACAGAGGTCAAAGAACCTACCATCATTCATCATAGGAACCTCGAACAATCCAACTTGTTGACAAGAGAAGTCATCAACGGTGTTCCACAAATCAATGTCAACTTACTTGAATCATGTCAATATGATGGTTGCACCGCTTCACATTCAGGTATTCACACTAGACAAGAAACAAGGTTGTTGGATGACTTGGTTGAATACCAACCTGTGATGATGAAAAGTGATGGTAAAGAGTTTGAAGACACATCAAAGCGTCCATCCAGTTTGATCATTGATGATGATGGAATGTGGTTGCCTGTTCAACATTCATACACGTATGGTGTACCATGCAAATACTGTGGACTTACTAACAAATATTTACTCGACTTCAAGAACAGTGGATTGACTGCTGATGCAATTGGCAAGCATGTTGACAATTATGAATTTGAACCTGGTCTTGAGCAATTCGCATTGAACTTTGTCCAAGGCACACAACAAGGTGGAATCATTCATGGAAACACAGGCAACGGAAAAACACATTTACTTTGTGCCATTGCAAGAGAATTAATCTTTGCAGGTAAGAAAGTCAGGTATGTGTCACACCAACAACTGTTGGAAGACATCAAGAAGTCCTTTGATAAAAACAGTTCAATTGTTGATCCACGTTATTCATGGCTTGATGGTGTTCAAGTGGTATTGTTTGATGAACTTGGATTCTTTAGACAAAACGAATGGAGTAAGCAAACAACTAATGAACTGATTCACGCTATTCACGCTGCTGGTGTTCAAGTCCTGTTTGCATCAAACTTGACACCAAAGCAAATGAAAGCACAATTTCTTGACATGCGTTCTGTTTCAAGAATCAGTGGAATGTGCAAAGGCTTTGTATTCAAGATGTCAGGTGAAGACAGACGTGCCAATGATGAAATGTGGGCATAAGAATGCAACGGTGTGGACATTGGGAGAACACCACACCGTTGCAATCTACTATGACTTGAAACCAACTAACATGTAAGGCACAACATGTCACCAATCAATCTACCCAATTCAAATTTTGGCGAAGGCGAATAAGTAGATTGAGAAAGCAGAAGGTCATGAACTTTGTACACAAATTGGAAACATTTATCAAGTTCATCAAACACTAAAAACTTGAATATTGTTTTTTATCAAGTATTCAGAACCTCTTTTGTCATATACACTTGAAGATGGATAATAAACAGACTCAATGCCCGCATGGTGAATCAACCTTGCACAAACCAAACACGGTGCCGTTGTTATATAAATAGAACATTTTAAAACACTGATGCCTTTTCTCAATGCATTCATTAAAGCATTCTGTTCTGCATGATGGCATCCAATTTCAATGTGTGTTCCTGATGGAATCTTTTGTTGTGTGCGTTCACATTCATCCACATTGCACAAAGTGCCCGGTGCTTTTCGAGGTGGACCATTAAAACCCATGGAAATGGGATTGTTGAATTGATCAACAATGATTGCACCCACTTTGCCTCTTGGACAAGGTGATTGATTCGAGATCAACAAAGCGTGATCAATCCAATGTTTAGACCAGTTCACTATTGAATCCACAAATCTTTAAAAG